ATACGATGTCTAAATCAGACATGTTACCTCTTGTACTTGACTTATTTATAGTAGTAATTTAATTATACTCGATTCTATCGTAAAAGTCAATCAAATTATTTTTTGTTCACGCAGATACTTAACCGCATCAATACAACCACCTAAATTTTTATTATCTACAACCACTTGAGGAAAAGTAGACCCTTCACCAAATTGTGAGTAAAATTCCTCTCTTGTAAAATCTGTTCCTAAATCATAAACCCTATGCTGAAGTTTTGCTAGTTTCATAACTTCTTTTATCTTAACGCAGTAGGGGCATCCTTCTCTACTGTAAACAGTAAAATTGTTCATGTTTTTCGTAAAATTATATTTAGATTGATTAAATTACCATTTTTCATCATCAAAAAAGAATATATGAAATAGTCTTGAATCTGTCATGGTTTGACCAAAATACTCTGCTGCTGCGTGTATAGCTTGAGCATCAAATAGAAATAGACGGTTAAACACATTACCTATACTATCAACTAAATCAAATTTGGTTGAGTCATAATAACCACCAGTAAAACAAGAATCAATATCACCTTGTCTACTATTTCTCATTCGATTTTTGTGAGCATACAAATTTGTTCCAGTATGATAGGGTGCATCTGGTGTTAGATAAATCATCGCTGCCCATCTCTGCAAATCACAATGATATACTAATGGATCTTCTGCAGTGCAGTATTGAAATCTACCATTCATACCATGAGATTCCCATTCTTCAATTTTGATACCCATGATTCTTTCAAATGCCTCCTTAGTTCCAGGCACAAAGAATTGTTCCTCTGTTCTACTTCCCTTATGACACTGAGGATTCTCTGAAAATTTTTGTTTCATCGCAAACTCCCTAACAGCATAAGGGTCTTGATAAAAATCATCTACGACCCACACTGTTTTATGTGGTTTACGATTTAAAGTTGATGGAACGTATCTCATGTTGATTGTATTGCGATGTTATGTAGTTGTTCACAGTATTTACCTGAGTCATTGTAATGCTCCATGTTCAAGAGAAAATTATACTCAGGGAAAGGTAATTTACGATCTGCACTCATCAATCTATCCGTTTGTGCCTTCATAGATTCAAAATCACCAAGATCTTTAAAACACTCTGCTTGAAGCACTATGTGTTCATTTCTTAGTGGTGCAAACTCCTCTGCTCTCATACCACAATCAAGTGCCTTTTCATAATTACCACAGAGTTTATACATGTCACCCATCGCATAAAATGCAAAATATCCTAGCTCATCGAGTCCCTTAGCTTGACCTGTAATGTGATATTCATGTTTAAAATTAAGATATTGAGCAAAATAAAATATTGATCTTCTAGCATATTCCTTTATGTGATCCATACCAAGTGGGTAATCACCTAGAGTTGAATCAAAATAACTTTTTCCTATGTACCAAAAGTGGTATGGATCTTCAAGAAGTTTTCTTGTAGGAACTTTTTGTTTTTCTAACTCCAAAGCATCGGTTAGAAATTTATTCATGTCATCCCAAGTTTCTCCATCATTTGTAATAATATGTCTAAACCCACGATCTAATTGAAATCTTTGGAATACATCTCCCCTTCCCTCAATATAAACACATTCATGTCTGCGATCATGTTCAAATCTCCAAGGTATATTTGCGTTCCACAACCAAGTTCTAAAATATATGGATCCAGAACCAGTTGCAGTAACATTAAATGACTCAATATCTTTATGATCAAGTATTGTCCAATCAAAATCATCATCTACTTCTAACTGCTCATCAGCATCCATTCTAAGAATCCAATCACATTCATGATTAGATTTAAGTGCAGTTTGTAAGGTATGATCTCTATTAATACCAGGATAATCCCACTCATGATTATAAGTAAAACCAGGTATATTTTTTTCCTTATAAAATTCTTCTATAATACTCTGAGTCTTATCTGATCCATTACATTGAATCACCCAATAATCAATATACTTGTAAGATGATTCAAGCATTCTTTTGATAACTCTTTCTTCGTTACCAACCATTGCATTCAAGCATATTTTACAGTTCTTCATATCGAAAGTATACCAGGTAAACGTTTTTGATCCTTAATTGCAACCAACCATGCAGTTACGACGGGGATGTGTGGTTGCATCTCCCAAGTATCTAGACGATAAGTTTGAAAGCGAATATCATTATTACGAATGAATTGTGCTTTGTTAATATCTGTATAATACCAAAAACTATGTTCATTCCAAAAACTTACATGAGTTGGATCCTGCCATGCTCCACGACCATCAGTTGATGGAACCTCAATCATTGCCCAACCACCATGAGCAAGAACACGATGTATCTCCCTCATGGTTTTGATTGGATCATGAAGATGTTCTATAATGTGACTTGCATTCAAGACTCCGACACTATTATCTTGGAGAGGAATACCCTCATTTAAATCACATGTGATGTCTGCATCCTCTTGATCTATCGTCAAATATCCTGGTCTTGGGAATAGTCCACCACCAATATCAACCTTAAGCAATCCACGTAGGTTTGCGTCTCTTTCTGCAAGTGCATATGCATTTTCATTGAATAATCTTACAGTCTCAGTTTGTATATTATCATTTCTTTCTAACCACGTATTATCACCTGTGACTCTGTAGATGTACAATGGTTTTTTAACATGGTGCATCTTAGTCACCATGTATGTTCTTATCATTAATTCATGGTCATCACAGATACTAAGATCTTCATTATGTCCACCAATCTGATGGTAGATATCTTTTCTCCAAGATCTCACATGATCAGGAGCATACCATATAAATCCAAGACTATGACTTGTAGGATCCCATGTTCTCATAGTAGTCAGAACTTTATCACGAAATTTATATGGGTAGTGAGTCCAACCATGATCTACATTATATGGAACAAAATCATCATCCCAAATCGCAGCATCACTATAAGCAAACCCAACTTCTGGATCTTGATATGCTTTGTTTAATAATTGAAGACACTTTGGATCTATCAAATCATCAGAGTCAACCTCAACTAAAACATCTCCTGTCCCTTTGTGAAAAGCATGATGCTTATGATACCCTACATTCTTTGATGTATTATCAGTTTCATATATTATAATTCTTTCGTCTTTTTCAAATTCTTCTGGTAACAAATCTCTTTTTATATCATTATTCAACCAAAGAATCCACTCCCAGTTTGTGTATGTCTGTGCAAGAATACTATCATACAACTCCTTATGGTAAGGAGTATTTTTATGAGCAGGTGTAATTATACTAAACTTATGATTCATTCAAATACAATTATATAAAGATATTATAGCACCTCTGTCAAGTTTTATCTACTTTTTAGTTATTTTAAGTTGCTGGATCAGCATATGGTGCTATTGGCCAGGTAATAGAGCTTGGATCACTTTGATCTATATCTCTTACTTGCTGTCGATAGGTTGCCCATTTTGCTTTTGTATCATCATCAAGAGGAGAGTCTGGAAGTTGAGTCCAATCAGTATTCCTAAGCATATCTACTTTCATTTCTATAATTTCGTCTGTAGTCATAATTTTAACTGTCTGAAAAGTAAATGTAGTGATCGAATCTGGTATCTGTTCCCATGCTATAGGAACCTGATGGATAAAAATATCCATTAGTATTCATATAATAAGATCCACCACTGGTTGTTCTCCACGGATAATGTTCACCAGAACTCAATCTCTTATAGTGAATACCCCTAGAACCACTTTGTCCTTGATAATTTTGATCAGGTAGAACTGCTCTATTTAGATTATTATTGTTAGTAACTGTGTAAGAACCACTTGCTGTACTATGAGTTCCTGATCCAGTTTTCCATACATCAGAGTATGGAGTTCCACTAGGTGCTGTATTTGATCCTTCAGTGTAGTTATGATTACTATACCATGAACTATACGTTGCATTTCTCCATTGGATTCTCCATACACCCCAGAGAGTTCCATTATCAAATACTGACCAGTAAATATAAGGTGTGGCATTATTACTAGTTCTACTTATTGATTCAGCTATAAACTTAAGAAAGTTTGTCTGAGTCATAGTCTTACTTGATGTTGTGTTCACCTTTCCTTGCTCAATTATTACAATTGAACCATGATTACCTACCCAAGATGGTCCTCCAGATGGAATTGTACCTAAGTTTGATATTCCACCAGCAGCCCATTGTTGGAAAGCTGTTCCTCCATCAGGACTAAAGTAATATTGTGCAAGTGCTCCAGTGGCATTTAAATCTGACGCACTTGATGCAGGATTAGATGCTGTTCCTTTACTAACTACAAGTCCACCCCATTGAGATCCATCATAAATTCTCAACTCTGCAGCTGTTGTATTAAAATAACTTGATCCAGATACTGGTGAACTTGGATTAGATGTTCCTGTTGGTAAATTTAATTTAGTTCCACCAATATCAAGTGTTGTTCCATCAAAAGTTAAATTTGATTCAGCATTTGCAGTTGCTCCACCAGTCGCTGTTATGATTCTATTATTTGCGTTATTAGATACCGTAACAGATCCTGTTGCACCTTGAGCACCAGTAGGTCCTGATGGTCCTGTAGATCCTCCTGAACCTTGTGCACCTGTCGGACCAGTAGGTCCTGTAGATCCTGTTGCACCCTGTGCACCAGTTCCACCAGTAGATCCAGTTGAACCAGTAGCACCTTGAGCACCAGTTGGACCAGTAGCACCTTGAGCACCAGTCGGACCTGTAGCACCTTGTGCACCAGTATTACCAGTCGGTCCTGTAGATCCAGTAGCACCCTGAGCT